GAGGTGGCTCGTGATAACGTTACTAAAGCAGAAGTTGAACGCATTGTGGAACACATTGACGCAAGGTTTAACAAACTTGAAGGCAAAATTGATGAACTTATTAGGAAATAAATAATGCCAAGTGTCTCCAAAAAACAACACAATTTTATGGAAATGATTGCCCACAGCCCCAAAATGGCTAAGAAAGCAGGAGTTCCTCAATCCGTTGGCAAAGACTTTGCCGCTGCCGATAAAGGCAAAACATTTAAAAGGGGTGGAATGATGAAACCAGTAGATATGAAACAAAATCCAGGTATGGCTAAGTTGCCTACAGCCGTACGCAATAAGATGGGCTTTATGAAAAAAGGCGGCATGATTGATGATGCTAAAGAAGATATGAAAATGGATAAGTCTCAGGACAAAGCCATGATTAAGAAGGCGTTTAAACAACACGATATGCAAGAGCATAAAGGCGGCAAAGGCACTAAGTTGACCCTTAAAAAAGGTGGTATGGCTTGCGCTCCTAAGAAGATGGCTAGTGGTGGTTCTGCATCAAGCCGTGCTGATGGTTGCGCTACTAAAGGCAAAACCAAGGGCACAATGATTAGCATGAAAAAAGGCGGAGCTTGCTAATATGAAAAAGAAACTGCGTAAGTTTTCTGAAGGTGGGTACTCAACAGTAGATTCAGAGAACCCAGTACCTAGTATTGACGAGGATACTCGTAGTCGTGCTATGAAGTTTGTAGAAAACGCTAGCGAAGAGTCTCGTGATATTGGTGCTCCAGTAACTCGTTCAGCTGCTAAAACTAGTTCTAAAATCTCTCAAACTGTAGCTCCTGCTAAACCAAAAGTAGATATGGAAGCAGAAAGAGCACGTCAAGAGGGAATGGTTAAAAAACAAGGCATAGAGAGCGTTTCTCCAGAGTTAGACCTTCTGCCTATCGGCAAAGTTGCCGCTGGCACAGCAGCCCTCTACGCTGGCGCTAGGGCTATTGGCAAGAAAATCTTAGCTAATCGTGCTGAAAAAGAAATTGCAAGAACCGTTACCAACAAAGCTGGTAAAGAGATTCCTATTAAACAAGCGGAAATGAATATTAAACCATCTCCAAAAGCTGGTGAGGTAACCAATAAATCTGGTAAAAAAGTTAAAGTCAACAGAGGCGATGAAGGCATGATTGATGATGGCGGATCTGGTATGTTTAAACGTGGCGGTAAAGTTTCTTCTGCATCTAGACGTGCTGACGGTTGCTGTATTCGTGGAAAGACAAGAGCATGAGACCAAGTCGTGGAATGGGTGATATAAATCCTTCTAAAATGCCTAGCGGGAAAAAGAAAGCCCGTAAGGATAATACCGATTTTACTCAATTTAAAGAAGGCGGAAACGTCAATGCTGCGGGTAACTACACTAAGCCTAGCCTTCGTAAACGAATTGTTTCTCAAGTAAAATCTGCAGCTGTTCAAGGTACTGGCGCAGGTCAGTGGTCGGCTCGTAAAGCACAATTAGTAGCAAAAAAATATAAAGCTGCTGGTGGGGGCTACAAGTGAAATGGTCAGACAAGCGCAAAAAATCAATCAATTGCGACAGCCCGAAGGGGTTCTCGGAGAAAGCTCATTGCGCCAGCAAAAAGAAGAAGATGGCAGAGGGTGGTTTAGCAAAATCACAGCAATCTTTAAAATCTTGGGGCGACCAAGAGTGGACAACCAAGTCGGGGAAGAAGTCGTCCGAGACGGGAGAGAGATACCTGCCAAAAAAAGCAATAGAGTCCCTAAGCCCGCAGGAGTACGCAGCAACAACAAAAGCAAAACGAGCGGGAAAAGCACGGGGGCAGCAATTCGTGCCGCAGCCGCAAAAGGTAAAAGCAAAAGTAAAGCCGTTTAGGAAAATATGAGCACATCTGGCGCATCTACATTTAATCTAGACCTTAATAACCTCATTGAAGAGGCTTTTGAGCGTTGTGGTACAGAGCTACGTACTGGTTACGATATGCGTACCGCACGTAGATCTTTGAACCTATTGACTGTAGAGTGGGCTAATCGTGGTATCAACCTATGGACTATTGAGCAAGGTCAGATTGAACTGGTTACAGGACAAGGAATATACGCTATTCCAACCAACACTATTGACCTATTAGATACTGTTATTCGTCAGAATAATGGTGTTGCAAGCAATCAAATTGACATTAATATTAGCCGCATTTCAGAGTCTACCTATTCCACAATTCCTAATAAGCTGACTACTGGTCGCCCTATTCAGATGTGGTACAACCGTCAAACTGGTCAGAGTAATGCTACAACCGTTACCCTCAACGGATCTATCACATCTACCGCCACCACCATCACAGTAAGTGATGCAAGCCAGTTAACAAGCGGTGGGTTCATTCAAATTGACAACGAGATCATTGGCTATGCCAACGTGTCTGGAAACCAACTCATTAACTGCTATCGTGGTCAAAGCGGCACAACAGCGGCTTCACATACCACTGGCGCTGCAATTACCAATAAAAACCTCCCATGTATAAATATCTGGCCCACCCCTGATGCTGGCGGTGGTCCTTATACTTTTGTGTATTGGAGACTACGCAGAATACAAGACGCTGGCACTAATGGCGCAGTAGAGCCAGATATTCCTTTCCGTCTATTGCCTTGCATGGTAGCTGGTCTAGCTTTTTATATGTCTCAAAAACTACCAGATGCTTTGCCTAGAATGCAATTTTTAAAGAGTGAATACGAAGAACAATGGTTAATGGCATCTACGGAGGATAGGGAGAAAGCCGCCTCTAGATTCGTGCCAAGGACTACTTTCTATGCCTAATAAGTACAGTAGTGGCAAGTTTGCCATTGCGGAGTGTGATCGATGCGGTCAGCGTTATAAGCTAAAAGAGCTTAGGAAGCTGGTTGTAAAGCAGCAAATGAAGAATATTAAGGTTTGTCCTGAGTGTTGGGAACCAGACCAGCCGCAGTTATCATTAGGCATGTATCCTGTTGATGATCCGCAAGCGGTTCGGGAACCAAGACCAGACATTAGTTATACAGTTTCTGGAGCTAACGGCTTACAAGTCATATTGACTAATAGTACTAACCCAGATGCTGCTGGAGTTCCACAGGGTGGTAGTAGAGTATTTCAGTGGGGATGGAATCCAGTTGGTGGCGCTAGAGATAATGGGTTAACACCCAATGATCTTGCCCCATCGTGTTTGGTAGGTAAAGTAACAGTAACAATAACTTAGGAGTAGAAAATGTTTAAAAGTGATGCAGATGGCGTAGCCAAAAAAGGTAAAACTGAAGGTAGAAACTTAGGTGATGACGGTTCTAAAGTTTTAGGCATGAAGTCCAGACCAAAAATGTTAGGCAAAGATCAAATGGTTATGAAAAAGGTTGGTCGCAATCTTGCTAAAGTTCAAAATCAGGGTATGAAAAAGACCGCAGGAAGAGGCAGATAATGGCTAAATTTTCTCAAAAAGTAATGGGTAAAGAAGTTGGCGATGCCAAAGTCTATGCTAAACCACACACTATGGATGGAAAAGCTATGAAAGCTGCTGAATCTATTGAATATAAAACTGATCCAAACTCAATGAGCGCTAAAGAGTCCACTCCAGGTGGTATGCCAGCTCGCAGAGTAAGCACAGGCGATCCTGCTTCAAAGCAAATTAACAAAAACGGTGAAATAAAAATCCGTGGTACAGGTGCAGCAACCAAAGGCGTAATGGCTAGAGGTCCAATGGCATGAACTACACGCAGTTAACTTCTGCGATTAAAGGGTTTGCTGAGAATGACTTCCCAGCTACCGTAGGGTCGTTTACCTCCGCTGACCAGATTGCTCGTTTTGTGCAGTTGGCGGAGCAGCGCATCTACAATATTGTGCAATTACCTGCCATTCGCAAGAATGTTACAGGCAACGTAACTACGGGTAATAAGTACTTAGCCACTCCTACAGATTGGTTATCAACCTTTAGCCTTGCAGTTATTAACTCTGATAATGAATACGAATATTTGCTAAATAAAGACGTTAACTTTATCCGTCAGTCTTATCCTGATACAGATGCTGTTTTCTACGCTAAACCACAGTATTACGCTGTTTTTGATAACAATACCTTTATTCTGGGACCTACTCCAGATGCCAATTATGCTGTAGAACTACATTATTTTTACTATCCAGAGTCCATTGTGACCGCAGGTACGACATGGCTTGGAACAAACTTTGACTCTGCACTTTTATATGGGTCATTATTAGAAGCGGCTTTGTTTATGAAGTCAGACGCTGATACAATGAATGTTTACAAGGCTCGTTATGACGATGCAATGGCAGAACTCAAGCAGTTGGGTGATGGCAAGAACCGTCAAGACGCATACAGAAGTGGACAAGTAAGGTACCCAGTTAAATGATTAGCGTACAAGGATTAGGCGAATCCAACGGGATTCATGTGGCAACTAAAGACTTTGGCGGGTTTACCACCGAAGAGGTTGCTGAACGGGCATTAGATAAAATTATTCAGGTGGGGGATCAGTCTCATCCCTTGGTTAGAGAGCAAGCAGTTGCCTTTCGTAACCATATTCGGGAAGTGCTAGTTTTTTACATGAATGAAGCGGTAAAATTTGATCGAGTAACACTAGCCCACAAGCTAAGAGAAGCTGGTCATCCCGAATTAATTAAACTTTTATAGGAGTCCATCATGGCTTTTACAGGCAATTTTATGTGTACCAGCTTCAAAACGCAGCTAATGACGGCTACGCACAACTTTACAGCTAGTACAGGAAACACATTTAAACTAGCAATGTATGACAATTCAGCATCGTTTACAGCTGCTACAACGGCTTATACGGCAACTAACGAAGTAGCTGCTTCTGGTTCATATACTGCTGGTGGTGGGTCATTAACTAATATTACCCCAACTTCTTCTGGTACTACTGCGTTTACAGACTTTAATGACTTGTCATTTACCTCTGCGACCATTACTGCTTATGGAGCAATGATCTATAACAGCAGTGCTGCTGGTAATCCTTCTGTATGTATTTTAGATTTTGGCGGTGCTAAGACCTCCACATCAGGTACATTTACGATTGTGTTCCCAACGGCAGACGCAACCAACGCCATTATCCGCATCGCTTGAGGATAAGACGGTGTGGCTGATGTCTCAATTGCTCTAGGGGGCTTTGGAAGTCAAGGCTGGGGAAGTGCTGGCTGGGGACGAGGCAATGTTTCTTTTGTAGCAACTGGATCTGTTGGAACAGTTACTGTATCAGCTGACACCAGTGTTTCGGTAACAGGAGTATCTAGTACAGGAGCAGTAGGTACTGTAACTGTAAATATTGCTCAAAATGTAGCTGTAACTGGAGTAAGTGCAACAGGTAGTGTAGGTTCTGTAACAGTACAAGCTGGAGCTAATGTTTCAGTTTCTGGGTTGTCTGGCACAGGCAGCGTTGGTTCAGTAACTGTATTAACGGTTACCGCTGTTAATGTTACAGGAGTTAGCGGCACAGGATTTATTGGAAGTGCATCTGTAACGGGCACTGCGTCATTTAGTGTTACGGGTGTAGTAGGTACGGTAGCAGTAGGTTCAGTAAACGTAAATGCAGCAGCAAATGCGCCTGTTTCTGGACTAAGTGCCACAGGTAGTGTTGGCAGCGTAACCGTACAACAAGGTGCTGGGGTCTCGGTAACAGGAGTTGCAGGGACAACAAGTATTGGTGATGTATCTGTAGGAGGTACGTCAGTTGTAAATGTTACAGGCGTAGCTGGTACCACAAGTTTAGGAACAGTTTCAGTTTTACTGAGTATTTTAGTTCCAGTAACAGGTTTACAGGCTACAGGAAGCGTTGGAAGTGTAACGATTATAAATACCGCTAATGTTAGCGTAGTAGGAGTACAGGGTATAGGACAGGTTGGGTCAGTGTTAATTTGGGGCTTAATTAACGATAGTCAAACACCAAATTGGGTGGCTATAAATGACTCGCAAACTGGAGGCTGGAATGGTATTATTGACTCACAAACGCCCAATTGGGCTGAAATAGCGTAAGGACGGATTATGGCATCCACATATAGTGATCTTAAAATAGAACTGATTGGCACGGGTGACCAAACGGGCACTTGGGGTAGTACGACTAACAACAACTTTTCTGTTGCTATTACTGAGGCTATTACAGGGTCAGCTGATGTTGCTTTTTCAAGCGCAGACGTAACAGTTACTTTAACAGATAGTAATGCGGCTCAAACAGCCCGTAATCTACGTTTAAACCTTACAGGCACTTCAGGCGGTGCAAGGAACTTAATCCTTGGATCAGGTTGTCAAATTGAAAAATTATACTTAATAAACAACGGGTTAGCTGATGCGGTTACCGTAAAAAATACAACAGGCACAGGAATTGCTGTTGCTGCTGGTAAGTCTATGTTTGTCTTTAATAACGGGACTAACGTAGTAGATGCCACCACATACTTAAGTTCGCTGACTTTAGGGTCAGCACTTCCTATAGCTTCTGGTGGTACAGGCTCTACTTCTACTACTTACGTTAATTTAGCTTCAAACGTTACGGGTACCCTACCTATAGCCAATGGTGGTACAGGCTCTACTTCTACTACTTACGTTAATTTAGCTTCAAACGTTACAGGCACTTTGCCCATAGCTAATGGTGGTACA